CGTCCATGCGGGCAGCTTCTTCGGTAGCAATCTTGTCTGCTCGCTCCTGATCTACACGCTCTTGCTCACGCATCTTGTCCTCATGCTCATGCTCGACAGTGCGCTCTTCGGCCATGACAGTGAGGGCGAGCTTCTGCTTCTCAAGATCCAGTTTAGCGCGCTCTACCTCGATCTGCGCCATTCTGTAGGCGTGATCGTCACCCGCCCGCTGCTGCTCGAACTGGAGACGCTGCTGTTCCAGTTGCGCCTTGGCTTGGCCCTCTGCCTGCTTAATCTGGGCGTCACCTTGGGCTATCTGCTGCTTGCTCTGTAGCTCGCCCTGTGCGATCTGCTGGTCAGACTGTGCCTTGATCTGGGCAATCTGTAGCTGCGCCTCTGCTGCGGCTTTACCGCCGTCACCCTTGTCCTCGCCCGGAGGCGGTGTAGGTGGCATAGCTTCCAGCTTCTTCTGGAAGTTATCAAACTCCTTCTCCAGCGGCCTAGCTGCGCTGAACGTGCGGAGCGTGAACATCATTATACCGCCTAGCAGTCCGCGCATGTCAGGGAACTGCATAGCCATCGGGCCAGCTTGCTGTAGAAACGCGCCCATGCTGGACAGGAATTGCATCCGGTCCTTACGCTCTTTGTCCTCATCCGGTAGGATCGTGGAGTCTGTCTCAATACCGACCGTAGCACACCGCAGCTTGTCACTACGGATTAGCTTTAACGCAGCTTGAAACATCTGTTTGACTTGCTCGCCCACTGGCGGAGGTGGCTGCTGCGGAGGTGGCGGCGGTGGCTGGCCCTGCGCCTGCGCCTGCATCGCCATCTGCGGGTACTGCTGCATCTGCTGCTGGAATTGCTGCTGTGCCTGCATTTCTTCCTGTGTAGGCGGCGGGAAGTACACACCGCTATACAGAGCCATTGACTTGTCGTTGAAGTGACCCGCTGCTATCTCGACAAACAGCCGGATAATGTCACGTATAAACCTCTGTGTCTCGCGCTGCATGTCCTTAAGACGCCCGGTAGCCCAATCATTCTTGATCTGTTGGGCACCGAGCGTCTCCGATGCTTTACTTACTCCGCGTACAATGTCGGAGAATCCCGTGATCTCGTATATTTCATTCTTGCATATCTCCCGCTGCTTGAATAGCTCGGTAAGACACGTAACTACTTCCTGTAGCGGCACCCACTGCACAACGCCGGCAATGCCACCGCCCTGCATGAAGTTGGCCCAATCCTGTATTGGGATCATCTTGTTGCCCACACCGTCCAGTACGTGAGCTAGGTTCTCCTGTGAGCCATCGTACAAGCCGCGTACTTTAAGGGCTTCGGTCAGGTAGCGAATACGCTCAGTAAGACGGTCAAGCTCTGCGGCCTGCGCCCGGTACTGGCTGTACAGGCTCTTGGGGATGAAGCTGCGTCCGGTCCATACCGCACGGAGCGGACGTGGGCAGGGGAAGAACCCCTCTAGCTTTAATGGGTCTGGCTTGGCGTCAAGTACGTCACCGGGGTAGTCCTCGGAGAACCATATAACCTCGGCGTTCTCCTTGTCCCAAATCTCTTCGATGATGGCCTGTCGCTTTACGTCATCACCTTTAACGCGATCCTTGCGGTTCTGAGCGTTGTAGGTGTACGCTAGCTTGTCAGCCTTCTCCTTGCCAAACCGCTTGGTGGCTTCCTTCTTGGTGAAGTAGACTGTACGCGACACCCACGGCACTTCATTCCAGTACCGGCCTAGACCGCACTTCCAGTCCTTGAACGGCACGTAGTCGAGCGCCATGCCCTCGAACGTCAGGTACTCCTTGGGCGTACCGTCCTCATGCTTGAGGGGGGTCTTGTTGTCATTGTCGTACATGGGCGTGAACTTGGGGTCGTACCTAACCCACACGTTGCCCATGCCCGGTAGCACATAGTCGCTCACGGCGTTCTGTAGGATATAGTCGAAGTCGAGGTTGTCTACCGCGTACTGACCGACAGCTTCTAGGATCGCCGCAGCAGCTACTTTAATGTTATCTTCTGTATCCTGCTGACGGTTCTTCACCTCTACCTTGGGCGTCTGCCCATACAGGCTAGGCTTGATCGTCTCGGTGCTGGAGTACAGGATATTATACTTGTCATTGACGACGTTCCTGCTGCTCTCCAGCATGAAGCGGTCCAGTACCGCGTCACCGTCAACCCTGAATGTGTCCCACCGCTTGTTCGCCTTAGTGATCTCTTCTGACCAGTAGACACGGCGGTTGGTATTGCCGTTGGCGTCGGTATCAGGCGACTGTCCCGCAGGCGGGGGGTAAGTAGACTTTGGTACAGTCGCCATGACATTTCCTCGCGCGAGGGCTGAATACTACGCTCCGTAATTGGTCGTGGCAAGGGCCACTTTAGCATCGTTGAACAGGTCCGTTAAAGTCACGTCCTGAATGGTTTTTGGCTGTTCTCTCTGTGGCTTAGGCTTCGGTCGGGTCCACGGACGGCTCATCACGCCATAGCGCAGATCGTCAGGCGCGTGGTCCTCGGCGGTGGTGTCACAGTCCTCGGGGTTCTTGGTATCATGCTGTAACGCCGGTAGTGTGCGGATCAGTGCCGGACACGTATTAAAGCAATACCACATTGGCGTACCAACACCATTATTAACGTCTGGGTCCGCGTCGATCCCTGTAAGCCTTTCGCGTATCGCGCCCCATCCAGCCAAGCGTGTATTGTCAGCGGGCCTAAAGAATACACCCGCTCGGGCCATGACCTCCGCATGGGAGGGACCTCCATCCTGTTTGAAAGCACTAGGGTCCAAGACCCGATACGTAATCTTCTCACCCTCTTGTGTCCTTGCTTTAATGCCCTCGGCTACACGGCTAGCGGGCCAGCGCAGTCCTGTATTAACCATCCCGGCAACCGCACCGTACCATTCCCGGTAGGTAACGATAGCGCCCTTCGGTATAACCCGCGGGTAACGGCGTACAAGATCGAATGACAGGGGATCAGGCGGGCGTAGGTCGGGTACGCTGACAGTCCCATCAGATACAGCGTGCCAGTGAAAAGAGAATGGGGATGCAGACCCCCAGTCACCCGACATGAACCGCATCCAATGCTTCGGTATAGTAAAGGGAGCGATGACGTGTTCGAGAGTAGAGAACTCCGGGAAGTACGCGCCGGTGATGACATTCCAATCCCCCTCTAACCACGCACGTACTAGCTCTGCACTGCCCACTTCACGTAGGCGTGAGATATACATGGGGTCATTCTGCATCAGTATCTTATTGTCCGACACCTTGGCCGGTATGAACATGCGCGTCGTACCCTCTTGGGTCGTTATCAGCTCAAACCCTTGTGGCGCATGGTCGATGAAGTAGTCCTTCACCGCATGGTGCCCCGGCCCTCCGGGGTTCGCAGTAGCCCGTATTCTCCGGTGGGTAATTCGTGGATCTGTACCTCTGAGACACGCTTTCAGTTTCTTGTAGGCGTTGAGGGTCGCCCAATTGCCCAACTCGTCAAAGCCGATCCAGCTATATTCGTGGCCTTGGTACAGGTCAGCGTCCACCTCGCTGTCAATGTGCCGCATCTTTAATGTCGCCCCGGTGGGGAACGTGAACGTGCGGTCACTGACCTTCCAGATAGCACCTAGCGGCAGGTACATTTCCTTCGCTTGCTTTATCAGTTCCTCAAGCTCGGGGTATGACTTACGGAACACGATACCGGCCCACCCCGGCCCCTGCTCGGCATCCTGCATGTAGTCGCCTAGTAGGTAGGAGGACTTGCCGCCCCCTCGCGCCCCACCGTACAGGATTTCCAGACAGAACCGTGCGCTGATGGCTAGCGCCTGCGGCCCCGGCTGCGGCTCCCAGACAGTAGGCGCGCTAGTAGCCATATTTCGTCTTATCGTAGTCTGACCACCGATCTAGCCACTGCCGGTTCAGTTGGTCCTGATAGTTCTTGTCCTGTAGGTTCACGGCCTGAGCATACGGGTTGTACTTGCTCTTCACATTCACCTTATACAGCGGCTTGAACTCCTTGAGGTCGTCATCGGAGCGGTATCTGATATACACGTCCTTGCAGGACTTACCGCGACTGACTAGGTAGCTACCGGGGTAGCCGATCACGGCTGTAGCCCGTAGTCCCTTCTCCGTCATGGCGCACATTATGCTACCACCGTACAGCAGTTCGTGCAGGTCGGACAGGCTATCTCGTAGTAGTTGCCATCACGCTGGTCATACACAAACTTGGCATCACTAGCGTTAAAGCTAAAACTACACGCGCAGTTCCTGCACTGTGTCACGTACTTCTTGTCGGGCAGTGTGCCCTGCTTTAGTATCTTAACAGTCATACAGGTCGTGC